ATTAAAGTATCTTTTGAAATCGTCATTTTCTTATCTTGTGTGGTCATTACTTAAGCCTCTTAATAGTTACTGTTGTTCCTATTTGTGCTGCTGTAGTTTGTGCCGAGGTGGCTTCGTAGGTAATATCTACAACATCATCAACAGCGCATGTGAATATAGCAGATATCGTTCTTTCAACAGGATCAACAGTGGTATGAGCCCGAGGGTTCGCTGTGTTAACAGGAGAGCCCTCTACATTAACATGAAGCTCGATTAGCGTAGAACCCCCTTCGAAGAAGAGTCTCCCCACACATTCATATGTACCCACTTTCTTTACAACAAAGTTTTTAGCAGAATCGTCCCAACTGATATCGTCGGTATTCGAAACAACAGAAGTGGGAGTATTAGAATACCCTACATGTTTTTCATCAGAAGAGGCTGCATCATCTGAGGTTAGCTGAATGTATGCAAACGGAGGTGGGTAGGGCATGCCATTAAAAGTAGCTCCAGATACAGCGGCTGCTGAAACACTAGTGGTAGCCGCTACAGTTGTTCCAGTAAAAGCACCACCTGTAAATGTTGGGCTAGTAATAGTAGTCCCAGACAGTGAAGATCCTAAAACAGGAACAGCCGATAAAGACTCCCCCAAAAGCGTAAGAGAAGAAACTGCTGTTCCCCCATTAGCAATAGGCACTGTATCAGAAGCGGTGTATTCAGCTAGGGATGACGGGGTAGTGTCATCATACTCAAACTTTAAAGGTATTCTGTCCGTCATTACCCACGACCTCCTCCCAGAGATCCCGTTGCTTTAGCATCAGCCGCTGCAACACCTGTGTTTCCCGTGTAATCAATGTTTGAATAACTTGCATGTAGGGTTGCAGTTACATAAGCCGCCATCGCTGAAGAATTTATCTTATCGACGATTCCAGCACTAGTAACTTTCTCATCCCCTAATGCCGCAGTGCTTAAAGTACCATCCATTTTATCTTCGTCATCTTCGTAGCAAGTAATTATATATCGAGCACCTGATTGGCGAAAGATACCTACATTTACCTGATTACCTCTAGCGCCTCTTAGATAGGATTTTGTAACAGTCACTGTAAACGAGGGCTTTCCACTTGCATAAAAAGTTTTATAAGCTTGCTTTGTTCTTGTTCCAGTGCGTTGCCCTGTGGGTGCATTCCCTCTTTGCTTACCTTTAACAGTAACTGAATCCCTAGGACTAGGAATAATAGAAGAGTAATTCGCTAGACTCATACAATGTCACGTAAGTTTTGATCTCTAAGTGGGTTAGCGTTTTTAATAACGCCGTAATTAATAACAAACTGAGCATATTTTTGAGATCCGTATGGAGGCGAATCTACATGGTTTTCTAAGTGTATAGAATTAATTGCTTGTCCTGGCTGCAAAGTAAGTGTTACAGTTGTTCCTGCCATACCGATTACCCCTGGGTATCCTGAGGTATCTGTTTGAGGCAGTCCTGCTGTGTTTGGAGCATATCCATCAGCAGTTAATGCCCCAGCACCCTCACCCTCTATAGCACTAAGAGCAGTTCCAGAGGCATAAACTCCTGTTCCAGATCCAGGCCATACACGGAACCACCCCTCGGTCCCACTAACATCCGTAACGGTCACATACGGAACCGAAGCCCTAGCTGGGCTTGTATTAAACACAAAGGTTCCAGAGGGAGTACCCATTCTTCCAACTGACCCATTACCGCTCACCGCAAAAGCTGTTTTAGCTGAGTATGCACCATGAGAAATAATTTCAGGCTTGTTTAAAGTAATAGTTCCATCTATATCTTTCTTGGTAGTAATCTTAAATGTCGAACTGGTCTCTACAAAAGTTGCCTGAGCGTTAGATACATTATAATTATAAGTGGCTGGGTGAGTTAGTTCAGCACCTAAAGTAAACGCATTAGTTCCGCTAGTGAATGTAATATCTTCAACCTTAACAGCGGCATTCATTAGTGGGATCTCTGTAACAGTCCCCGATCCACAAAGCATTAGTTTACATAGTGGAGTTAGTGTATCTCTCTGAGTCATTACTCTTCCTCCGTCTCTTCGCTATCAACCTCTTCAGTTTCTTCTCGACCTGTAACAATATCATCAAAGTTTATTGAATTTAAGATATCTTCAAAGCTTTTAAAGGAAGACATAATCTCATCAGAGCTAGGAACCTTTTTTGTTTCTGCCTCATCTTCATCTTTTCTTTCTGCTCTTTTCATTGCTAAGTCTTTGGCATCAATATCTCCATCCCCGTCAGGAGGTGGCTCAACGTCTAACTCTTTCTTTTGCTTAGGGGAAAGCTTCTTCTTTTTCTTTCCTTCATCACCTTCTTCATCATCACGTTTTTCAGCCTCTTTTTCGGCAGCCTTTGTTCCACCTTTGATTCCCTTTTCGGGGTATCCTTTTTCTTTATTTTCGTCAACCTTAGGGTCATTATCTAATTCTGTCTCACTATCTTGCCTTTTTTTTCTAGCAGCGTCTACTTCTTTTTGCTTCTTTACTTTTTCAAGGGCTTTCTTTGCAGTAATTTCGTCAGCGGTCATATTTGCTCGCCTTGTGCTGGCAAGATGCTCAGGCTCAGGACTTGCTCCCTTAGGAGCTTCTGCTTCTTCAATGTTACCTAAAATAACTTGAACTAATTCATCAACGGACTCAATATCTGAAAATGTTTCCTTGATTGAGAAGGTTTCTACTAAACTACTCTCGTCTAAGATGTCTGTATAGCCAGCCTTTTCAAAGAGGATCTGAACGAAGTTATTAACATCAATTGATTCAACCCCGTTTTTCTTTCTTAGCATTTGTGCATTTTCCGAAAGAACCTCTTTTACGATAGATCCCTTAGGGCTTAATTTTGCTAAAGCCTCAAAAATCAATGTCTGGGTATTAAGAAGACTTCTAAAAGTAGGAATGTCCTTTAGGTTCTGAACACTGATGCCGTATTTTTCATTTAGCATAGAAACAAAGAGCTTCTTTAGAGGCTTTTTATACTCAAAAAGGACACTACTGAATGATTTAATGTCCTTTAAGCTTACTTTGATTGAGTCGTTTAATTCTAGATTATTGCTAAGTGTCTCTAGAATTTGTTTCTTGGTTGCTAATGCCAAATAAGGCACTTCACATACTGCTTCAACTAAAGCCTTGGCAATTACTTGCTCATCTTGCTCATGAAGCAAGGAGGCTAAATTAGAGATCTTTTCATTATTTAACCAAACTAGATCAAAGTTATTTTTTGATTCAACAAGCTCTTTTCTTACTAGCTCTTGTTTACAGATCATTTCATAGATTGTATGATTAACAACTTCAGGAATCTCATAAGAACCCTCATGCAGAGAATCATATGCAACCCTAGGAAGGTTGAACGCCTGAGAAACAGACGAAGATAGCTTTATCATGTTTCTAATTTCAGGAATGTTAACAAGATTTTTGTTTTCGTTTAAGTATGAAACGAGTTGAGGAGCAATCTCCACCATTCGTTGAAATTCATCAGTATTAATAATCCTGTTAGTCCCATTAAACTTTTGTGATTTTTCGTAAAGTTTTTTCTTTACGTTGTCGAATTTTACACGACTTTCCCAAAGTTGAAGGACTTTGCTAAAACTGGTATCCGCTTCAACAAAGTCCTCTTCAAAGATGTTTTGAATAAAATTAGAAATTTTATAATCAACAAACTCATCAAATTGTTGGTCATTTTCAAATAAATCACCTTCTTCAATTTGGATATTCTTTAAAGAAAGGGAGCCTTTAAAATCATACTCCCCTGCTATAATTTTACCACTTTCAGTTATGAAAGTGACTTTACTCTCAGTATCATCAATAGCAAAAATCTCAACATTCTCTCTTAGAGATCTGCCGAGATAATCTGACAACTTAACGATATTGGTTACTTTTTTGTCTCGATTCTCAAAAATATGGTCAAACATAATTACTCCACTTCTTAGTAGTATAAACTTATATACTACAACTCCTTAAGGCTTTTTTTAAGATTTTGGTATTTTTTTCAAAATTCTTCGCCAAATTCTTTGTTCTTCTCCCCTATACCCCGAATGCTCAATGATCTTATCCCGTAACAATTCAATTTTATCATCCACTTCTTCTCTTTGTGCCTGAGTTGGGACGGCCTCCATGCCTCCTGGAGTGTTTCCTTGCGGTAACTCGCCAGCCCCTGGAGAAATTTGATTTAGCTCACTCTGTTGTTCTGCTGCCTCTTGGGCTTCTTGCTTCAGTTGTTCTTTTACAACTTGAATTTCCCCTTCACTCATATCATAGTATTCTTGATAGATGTAATCTTTTGGGAATAGTTGAGTTTGCGTAACAGTTTGGATAATTGCTAATCTTGCCGAATCAATTTCTAGCTTTCTCTTTGTATATCTGTCTGAGGGGTCAGGCAGTTCGATACGAAGCTCATTAATTAATGAAATTGGGAAGTTTTTCATCGCCAAATGGCGTTTTACTAATATTTCTAGTCCAACCTCAATCTCATGCTGAACTCGCCCCACAGCCTTAGCAAAATGCACATCTAACTCAGAAAGATTAGCCTTTCTATCAGGGGCCTTATCCTTCGTGCTTACTATAAAATCTTTTGGGATTCTTAGTGCTGCCAAAAGTTTATCTCTAAAGTATGAAACATCAGTTACCTCGCCTAGGTTCTGTGCGCCAGGAAGTGTTTCGATCTTTGTTCCTGTGTTTCCTTTTACGGGAACAAAATAATCCTCATCAGCAGCCAAAGGATTATACCTATTGTCAACGCCACCACCTCGGAAGTACTTCTCTTTCTTAAATTTCTCTTTTACTCGCTCCATAAAAAGCTCTGCCTTACTTGAGGGCAGGTTTCCAACGTCGATATAGAAAATTCGCCTTTCTGGGGCTCTTGCTAAACGATAAATAAGCATAGCATCTTCCATTAAGCGAAGTGATCTAAATGTTTGAACACCGTAGGCTGCTATGGACTTCCCATAAGGATAAAATTTTGGGTCTGAGGTAAATAATCTGAAATGTACAATTTGGTTTTTGTCTAGTTCAACAAATTTAGAGTTTCTAGTTCCATACCCCTCCATTCCTGTAGGCTGAGAAGGGTCCAGAGTGTCTTTATCTGGGATTTGCTGTAAGAAGGTCTTCAGATATCCGTAATCATTCTCTACTCTAAGAATATAGTTAGGATTTAGTACTTTAATTTTTTGAATACCAGCAGAAGGATTGTTAACATCTGCAATAAGTTCAATAAAGCAATCACCAAACTTTGTAGTGTTCCTAGCAATATCGTAATATACACGATCCAGTTGAATAGTTTTAAATAACCTTTCTACCTCTTTAACCACATCTACGCTGTCTGATTTAACACTCCATCGCCTGTGCTGGGTATCTTTTTGAGTGCAATCGTCAGAATAAACGTCAAAAGCAGCACCAACTTCTGGGTGCTCGTCCATTTTCTCGTATTCTTTATACCGCTCTCTGCGAGTTCTTTCAATTTCTGAGTAAACAGGTGTTGCTCTATTAACTGTAAACCCTAAAGCGTCTTGTGATGGGCTATTACCAGGGTCAGAGCTTCTTACTTTTGTGTCTCCTGCAACCTCTATGGTCTCCACATCCGATATGCTGTTAACAACTGCATCTTGTGCGGGAGAAGCAAAGAATCTAGCAAAAAACTTTCCTAGTGCGCCTCTAGGGTAAAAGTAAGGACCCTTCGTTGTATAATTACTCCAAGTGGATTGTCCACCATCCTCTGTTAATTTGGTTTTTACTTCATCAGCCATCTTAAATCCTCAACTATTTGACCCCCATGACTTATCATAGGTATTTTATTTTTATTTTTTGGAGCATTGTCATCATTAAAAGCACTTTCTTTATTAAAATCGACTAAAGTATTGTCTCTGGTATCTTTTAATAAGTAACTTGCAAGACATAAACTCATAATAAGGTCATCATTCTGCCCTCTGTCGGCAGTTATCTTACCTGTGTTAGTTATTACAAAAGTATTTAGTTCATTTAAAGTCCGTTCCGAGTTAATTTTTATAACATTAGTTCTTATTGCCTCTTCTAACTCTGATAAAATTGTTTCCCTATTCTTAACTGTGACCTGAAACCCTGGCAATCCTCGATCATCATGCCATAAATTTTCGTATTCAAAATTATTATACAGTAAGTCTACTAAATGATTTCCTACTGAGTTTCTCTCTACGATCATTGATGCCGTATTGTAGTACAAGCCTTCGGTGTTTAGTATGGCTGCAAAGTCATCTACACTAGTTTTATTGCTATAGAACTCTGCAACTACTTCCCCATTGTAAATATTAACAACCTGTGCGGCTGAATAGTCTCCCCCTCTACCTAAAGCAGTATCAACACCGATAATGTAATCATAAAACGGCTCTGGGTCTTTCCACACACGCATTCTATTGTTATATTTTGTGTGAAACTCTCTATCTATGCCTTCTTCTAATGCTGTCAGGATTATACCGTCAATAAATGTATCTCCAGTACCTAAAAACTCGCATTCGTACTCTTGAAGCCATTGTTTTCTAGGCATATTTGCCTTAGTGATTCTTTCCCAGTCCTCGATTCGAAATGGAGGCGTTCTTTTTTCCATTTCTTCATAAATATGTTCAAATCCAGAGGATCTAAAGTACTCAGGGTGCTCTTTCCATCTAATATCAATTGCAGTGAAAGCATTTGCCTCTTGAACAGCCCTATTATACGTTTCGTAGAACCAATTTCCAACACCATTGACAGTAGAAAGGATAAATGCTCGCCCTCCTGTTGAAATAATTGGATAAACAGCCGCCCAAATAGTGTCGATAGACTCAATAAAGGCTGCTTCGTCAATAATCAGAAAAGATCCAGCAAGAGAACGTCCTGATTGCTTGCCTGAGGGCCTAGATTTAATTACAGACCTGTTTTTAAGCTTAAGTGTATGCTTGTTATCTTCAGAAATTCCAGGTTGAAGGAATCCAGGAAGCTCCTCATACATCACCTTGATTCTATCAAGAACCTCCGTTGCTTCGGTGTCACCTTTTGATAGAATAACAATTGCTTGATGTTGTTTAAATACTGCTAACCATAATGCATACGCAGACGCGATAGTAGTACATCCCGCTTGACGAAATTTACGTAAAATATTAAACCTGTTTTTTTCAAGTTCTCCAACAATTCTTTTTTGAAATGGATATAATTGAAAGGGGACAAGTCCTCTAACTGGGTGTGTAACTTGAACATACTTTGACATAAAGTAGACTGGATCTTCTTTACACTTTTTAAACTCTTCTAATACTTCTACTTCCATGAAAATTTACTCACTTACTTGCACTAGGAGTTCAGACCTCCCCGAAACAACCCTTAACCTATTAGAGTACTTTGAGAGATGCAATATCGAATCAAAAATACTTACGGGACAAAAATCTATTTTTGATGCATATAATAATGGCATAGATGAGCTAAATGCTGACTTTGATGACATCATTATTCTATGTCACGATGATATAGAAATCTTAACCGATCCTAAGGTATTTACCCAACTACTAAAAGAAAGCCTATCAAAATCTGATGTTGGGTTTGTTGGGATAGCAGGAACTCGCGTATTTACCGACAGCGGAGTTTGGTGGGATGGACAACAATGGAAAGCAGGCTCACACAGCGGGTATGTACACCACGGAAAAGATTTGCAAACAATGAGCGAAACACACTTTGGTCCAATTAGCGAGGTCGTTGTAATGGATGGTGTTTTCCTTGCTGCAACCAAGCGTACTTTACGTTCCATTCAGTTAAATAAACCAAAAGGCTTTAATGGGGACTGGGATTTTTATGATATTTTCTTCACCTTTCAAACATATCTTAAGAAGATGAAAAATTATACTCTACCGATTCAAATTCGACACGAATCTATTGGAGAGTTAGCAGGTAGAGACTCTTGGCACAAAAACAGAGAAGCCTTTTGCAAGATGATGAGTAAACATCTACCAGCAAGAGTGTAATTACTTACCTTCTTTATCTAGGTCTTTATTCTTCTGAACTAAATCGGGTGCAAGTGAACTCAGGGGAGATACGCCAGTCTTTTGAGCCTTGGACATCCTTGCTCTAAACTCTCGATTTAGCTTTCTCCTCTCTGGGCTTTTGTCTCCAATCGCAGTGGCTAAGTTTTCTAAGCGGTCTCCTCTTTTACGGTAGTGCTCTTTTGTCCCAAAGCGATCTTTCATCACTCTCTGGTGTTGTGGAGGAGTAGCAGGAAGCGCCCGAGATAGCTTTCGCGCCATACCTGCTTTAGCTGTTGCTTGGTCTCTTGTCATGCTTTCAGTTAGCCTATTAAAAATTGTGTCTTTCCAGCCCATACCTTATATAGTAG